GGTATCATCAATCGTAAGGTTTTCACTGGGATCACCTCGAACCCACCCTGCCCGTCTGGGCTTGGCCGCGAACTTCAGCAGAGTCTCGTCGGAACATGGCGTTAAGAAATTTTTCGCCTTAAGGACCTTTTTAAATAGGTCACGGTAGTTCTCGATGTACTCAGCCTTTTGCGGCGCAGCACCAAGTCCAATGTAGTTCTTCAATTGGATCGGGGGGGGCGCAGAAACTTCGGAGTCGGTTAACCACCGGTACGTGTAACCCTTCACAGGGTACAACCGGTTACAATCCGACATCCATTGTCTACATGCGAACGTGAAGTCAGGGCTGCCATGCGCAGCGTAACCTAGTGCGTCCTCGGGTAGGACGCGAGACATGAGGTAACTCGCTACCAATCGGCCGTCATCATTGACGCGACCAATTGTAGCAGGGGACAAGGGCAAACCAACGCCCCCCAACTCCTCAGGGGTCCACCAGCAACGCTGGGTGGACTTCAATGTCTTCGAGTTATTACGGATAAACTCACTAAGTAACTTCTCCTTGTCTTCATCGGTTTGGTGTGCAACCATCGTGCGAGCCATGGCTCCCAGCGTTGACAGTTGCAGGTGTTCGGGACGCGAAACATGTTGGCCAAACAGGCCACCATCAGCGTCAGAATCTTGTCCGTAAATCAGATTGATCTTCCAAGGGTGAATCCGCTCAAAAGTTGAGTCGGGTGTCTCCCGGAGATAGAATTCTGAGTTCAAGCACACAACATGTGTGTGGACATAATTCTTCCCTAGCGACGGAGTGAGGCCAACAAGGCCTACGTGGTTTGCCCACCCATCGAAAGGTTCCGAAGACGACATCATTACGTCGTCACCGTTCACAAGTAGCGGAAGTTCCGCAATCGGTGTTTGGAGAGTAGGGTCGAGGTACAAACGGTTGACAGCGGCGTTGAGCACACACAAAATTGGAAACGACAGGAAACTTCCCATCAACTGTCCAGTGTGCTGATCAAACGTGCGTACGGTCTTGGTACGACTATCGGTGTACGACATAGTATGCTTTGTTAGCATGCTACGAAGTCCAATCACTCTAGTCGCCCAACCATAGCCTTGATCGCGCGCGTAGATCACCTTTGTAATCTCCTCGAACACAAGCTCTGACCAGTATGGGTCGAGCGTATCGGTAGCACCTTTGTAGTCACCACTCAGTAAGTACGTATGAACCATGTCGTTAACGTCGTTAACACACAACGGCCGACCAATCAGGGCAAAGGTTTTGTGGTTAGGTAACTGTTGGTAAACAAGTCTATTCCAAGCTTTCGCTCGGAAGTAAGCCTTCGCTTCACCAATAGAAACCCACCTCACCTTACATGCCTCAAGGATTGGTACAACACGCGCCGAGACGCGTCGTTCATACGTGAACTCGCCAGAGAGGTGTACAATGAAACCGTACACTTCCACCCGGCCGTGGACCGGACTGTAGCACATTTGGAGAAGATCCGCACTTTTTACGGTGCGATCATCGTCTCCAGAGTCTGCTAACAGCTCGTTCCACG